GAATATATATTCAATAGAGTTAGGTCGCTGAACCAAGACTTTAAGAACATACAGTTTTTATTTGCTAAAACAAAGACCGAAGCGATGAGGCTCTGCAAAAAAATGTTCTTTTCTAATCAGTGCTTTAAGAAACGAGATCTTCAGTTAGCTTATGACTTGAAGATGCTGTGATGAAAGGATATATTTGTTTAACTTATAATGAAGCTTGCGCTATAGTATTAATAGCATTGTTGATAGCTTATCTAGATTAGCATGTGGTACTCTCCAGATAAATACGACAGTGGAATAGAAGATGTAAATTCTACCCTTCTCGGCCTCGAGGGCGAGCTAGAGGACAAGCAGGCCAGAATAAGCTTGGCTAAATTCCTTAGGAACAACCTAACGATGACAACATACTGGCTCACCGGCATAAAGCTAGCCCCATATCAAGAGATAATGCTTAAAGGTTTTCTTAATAGAAATTTTAGCATGTGTGTTTGGGGTCGGGGCTGCGGCAAAACTTTTATAGCAAGCATATTTTGTTTTTTGCAATGCATATTTGAACCCAACACGAAAATTTTAATAGCTGGCCCAACGTTTCGTACGGCAAGGTTTATATTCAACAATATAAAAAATATAGTAGAGACCAAAGAGGCCAGACTCCTAGCTCAGGCTTTTGGCGCGAAGACAGAAAGAAACGACCAGCACGAATGGAAAATAAACGGAGGAACAATTACGGCAATCCCACTAAGCGGGGAAAAGATTCGTGGCTTCAGGGCAAATGTGCTTGTTCTTGATGAGTTTATGCTTTTGCCGGAAGAAACTATTAAAAATGTTTTGATGCCGTTTTTGGTTTCACCTCAAGACCTGAAGAAAAGGTTGCAGGTCAGAGAACAAGAAGACGAGCTAATCAAAAAAGGAAAAATAGAAGAAAGCGAAAGGATGGTTTTCAAAAACAACACCAAAATGTTGGCTCTATCTTCTGCTAGCTACACATTTGAAAATTTATACAAAACCTACAAAGACTGGATGGGAAAAATATATTCTGATCAAAGAATGGCAGAAGCTTCTTATTTCATTTCCCAAATGAGCTACGAGTCCCTGCCTGAGCAGATGATAGACCATACAATTATTGAAGAAGCCGCAAGCGGCGGGTTATCAAACTCCTCTTTTCAGAGAGAATATTGCGCAGCTTTCACAGACGGAAGCGACAGCTATTTTAGTGGGAAGAAAATGCACGACTGCACAATACCGGATGGAGAAGAGCCAACCACGAGGATATATGGCAACCCAGACAAAAAATATATTCTTGGCATCGACCCAAGTTTCAGCAATAGCCCATCCTCTGACTATTTTGCTATGTCTTTGCTCGAAATAGACGAAGAGAAAAAAGATGCAACGCTCGTTAATGGGTACGCCGTAGCTGGAGGAGACCTTAGGGATCATATAAAATACTTAGGCTATCTTATGACCAACTTTAATATTGTTATGATTTGCATAGACAACGCTGGTTATCAATTTATAGACGGTGCCAACGAATCAGAGTTTTTTCTTGACAATAAAATAAACATAAAGTTTTTCAATTTCCATGGAGAGAAAGAAGGCGTCGAAAGGGACATTATGCTAAGGAAGGCGAAGATGGAGTATAATCTTGAAGATAAAAAGATTTGCTTTAAGCAGGTTTTCTCTACGGACTTCATAAGAAAAGGCAACGAGAGGCTTCAAGCTGACATCGATCACAAAAGAATATGGTTCGGCTCCAGAACCACCGCCAATGGGCCTGTGTTTAATAAATTTACCTCCAGAAGGGTTCCAGTCAAGCTCACCAACTGTGCAGACGTGCTCGAATTGATTGAGGTCCAAGACGACTTGGTATACCAAACAAAAAAACAATGTGCGCTAGTTGAGGTAAAATCGACCACAAAGGGAGTGCAATCCTTCGACCTTCCATCACACCTGAAAAGGAGCACCTCGGTGAATAGAGCGAGAAAAGATAACTATACAACTCTAATGCTTTCTAATTGGGCAACTAGGTCGTATTTTGATATAATTAACCTAAAGGGGGAAAACGTGAATAACACTTTTGTTCCGATGATGATTTAAAAAGTGTAAAAAACACCAAGTTTTACAATGAAAAAAGAGACCGCAAAAAAGACCCCAGTTAAAAGGACTAGGGCAGCAGCAAAGCCTAAAGTAGAGCCCGCAGAACCACTAATGGTTTCTACAGCTGTTTCGAATAGTGACATATATCCAGATCAAAATAGTCGGACTAGAACAAGATCAAACAAGTCGGCTTCCATCCTGAGGACGGACAGGTTCAAGAATATAGAAGATGGGCTAATCCCATTCAAATACACAAAAGATTCCTCTAATACGAGCGGAATCACAGTCAGAGATGCCGTAATTCTATGCCAAAAAGCCTACTATAATTTTGCCATATTTAGAAACACCATAGACTTGATGACCGAATTTACTTCTGGAAACATATATTTCACAGGAGGAAGCAAAAAGGTAAATAAATTCATAGAAGCGTTTTTCGACAAAATTAACTTAAACGATTTCCAAAATAAGTTTTATAGGGAATACTTTAGGTCTGGAAACGTGTTTGTTTATAGGTTTGACTCTAAGATTAATCAAGAAGACTTTAAGAGGATAAACCAAACATTCGGATCTTCTCTATTGGCCGACGACAACGACTTAATCGTTCCCAGTAGATATATCACGTTAAACCCTTCAGATATACAATTGACAGGAAACGTCACTTTCGTTAACCCAACCTATTTCAAGGTTTTGACCGACTACGAGCTGGAGAGAGTTAGAAATCCAAGAACGGAAGAGGATCACCAAGTTTTAGAGAGCCTTGACCCAGAAACCAAACAAGCCCTTAAAAAAGGAAAAAGGATGGGGTCTGTAAGAATACCGCTTCCCTTAGACAAAGTTAGTGCTGTTTTTTACAAAAAGCAAGACTACGAGCCATTTGCGGTTCCGATGGGTTTTCCAATTCTAGAGGATTTAAACTGGAAAGCGGAAATGAAGAAGATGGACATGGCAATAGCAAGAACGATGCAGCAGTCCATTCTTTTAGTTACAATGGGAGACGCCCCAGAAAGAGGCGGCATAAATCAAAGGAACTTGTTAGCTATGCAGAAGCTTTTCCAAAACGAATCAGTTGGAAGAGTTCTAATAGCGGACTACACAACGAAGGCCGAGTTCGTAGTTCCTAAAATCGCAGACTTGCTTGACCCAAGAAAATACCAAATCGTTAATGAAGACATTCAGGTAGGGCTAAATAACATCTTAACTAGCGGCGGCGAAAAGTACGCAAACATGCAGATAAAGATTAGCGTGTTCGTGGAGAGGCTCAGGCAGGCAAGGCAAATATTCTTGCATGAATTCCTAAAACCAGAGATAAAGAGAATTTGTAAAAGTTTGGGTTTCAAAAACTACCCAATTCCAAACTACGAAGACATTGACTTAGATGATTCTTCGACGGCAGATAGGGTCTATACTAGGCTAATTGAGTTGGGCGTACTAACACCAGAAGAAGGGCTAGAGGCAATAAAGACAGGCAGGCTACCTACCAGACAAGAGTCTCTAGACTCGCAAAAAGAATATAGCGACCTAAAGGACGAAGGGTTCTATGAGCCGATAGTTTTAAGAAGAGACAACTCCACCCAAGAGGAGAACTCTAAAAACGGGGAATATAAACATGCTCCGAAAGAAGGGGGAAGACCGGAAGGAATTTCCACGCCGTTAGAAGAAAAGAGAGATTCAGCCCCAATAGGGCTAGAAGGAAAACAAAGCTTCAGCTTGTCACAAGTCAAAGATAATATGATTCAAGCAAACAAGCTAGAAGACCATATTCGAAAACTGTTAAGGAAAAAGTTCTCGAAAAGAGCACTAACAAAACAACAAAAAGAAGTGGCTTTTGATATTTCTAAAATAGTAATGGCCAACGAAGATAAGAAAGATTGGATTAAAAAATCGCAAACATACATAAATAAGCCAGTAGACACAAATCATGAGATGGTTGAAGCCACTCAGTCTATAGCCTACGAACACCAGTTGGACGATTGGCTAGCTAGCATCTTAAGAGAAAGTAAAATTGAAAATGAGTGATATTGCACAAAACGTAAGTGAATATAGTGATGATCAAGGTTTGTCTTTTGACATCGAAATTCCAGACATACCAATTCCGGAGCCGGAAGAAGAAATTAAGACCGAGGTAGAGGACAAGGTAGACGTAGCGTTTAAATTTGCATTCGTAGGATCAGGGCAGGGTGGGTCAAGATTAGCAGAGACTTTTCATAAAGTAGGATATAGAAAAGTATGCGCAATTAACACTGCAGAACAAGACCTAAACACTTTAAAACTTATAGAGAATAAGTTGTGCTTCGGAGAAGGAGGAGCCGGTAAAGACCCATTTAAAGCTGCTAAATCTTTTTCCGACCATAAAGAAGATATTTTAGACTTCATGAGAAGGTCTTTTGGGGATGAGTTTGATAGGATTTTTATTTGTGTGGGTGGAGGTGGTGGAACCGGTACTGGAACCATGACTCAACTAGTAGAGGCTTCTGCCGAACTTCAGGACACTCTTGGGATAGAGAGTCCCGTAGGACTGATCTTGTCTCTTCCTAAAAAATCAGAAGGCAAGAAGGTTAACGCCAACGCATCTACTTGCCTAAAAGATGCATATGAACTAGTCGAGAAGGGTAAGGTTTCGCCTTTGATTTTAGTCGACAACGAGAAGATTACAAAAATGTATCCTAGACTGGCCATTTCGAAGTTTTGGGAAACGGCCAACATGAGCGTAGCTGGCGTGTTTCACCTTTATAATTTGACGGCTTCTAAGGATAGCACTTATACGTCTTTTGACTCTAACGACCTTAAAAGCGTTTTGGATTCAGGACTAATAATGTTCGGAGCAACTCCAGTGAAGGAGTGGAATGATCAAATCAGCCTTACTCGCGCAGTTAGAGACAACGTAAAGAAAGGAGTTCTTTCGGGAGGCGTCGAAATATCAACCGGTAATTGTGCTGGAGTGATTGTAATAGGAGGAAAAGAGCAGCTAGACACAATACCGGAATCTTCTTTAGATCAAGCTTTCGAACAAATATCAAGATTAATGAGACCCAACAGCACCCTGCATAGGGGTATATATGCTGGCGACAAGTCTGGATTGACAGTATTTACAATGATAGGCGGATTAGGTTCCCCTGCGGCTAAAATAAAGGAATTAGAGAAGCTGGGAGATTTAATAGTAGAGAAAGATAAATAGAATGGACAAAGGTTGGAATTTTTATAGAGACTCTTTTTATATATTAGTTATTACTTGCATCATTGTCGGGGGATGCGCTAGTCCATTGGGGAGATTTAATAAGCAAGAAAAAGTTGTAGAAAACATAGAAAGAAAACAGACCGAAAATACAGATCAACAGGTGGAAAGTGGCAGGACTTTCGTTTACGCAGCTGATCAAGCATTACAGAAAGACCCCCAGCCAACCAAGCATTCGAACGTAGCCAAGCAGATGACTACTCGAAGTATAACAGCTTTAGGCCCCCCTCAAGCAGAGAATGCTTTCAAATCTGACACCATGATTACAGATCTTCTTTCCGACGACCCAGATACGGTTCAAAAAGGACAAGCTGAGCTGATGACGATGGACAAAGAATTAATAGCTATACAAAACCGAAATAGAGTTTTGAACAGCCAGCTTCAGAGCGCGCAAGTACAACTTAAAGCCATAAACCAAGAAAACGCTCTTAATGCCACAAAGTACTCTAGCTTAATGGGTAAGGTCTATTGGATAATTGGAATTGTAATTTTCTTAGGAGTCTTAGGGGTTGCCCTCAAGGTGCTCAATGTTGTGGCTCCTTTTGCGATACCATCCAAAGGCGCTAGTTCCACTTTACTGAAGGTTGTCCAAGGTCTACAGAAAGTTAGAGACCAACATATGGGGGAGAAGCCAGAAATGTTGAAGCAGATTGACGACCATATGAGAGCCCATCTAGACAAGAAGGATAGGTGGATGATAGCTCAGGCCAAACAAAAACTTCACATGTTGTAAGAATAAAGAAGGACAAGAAGGCCAACTAATTAAAATTATACCCAATTAAATTCCTAAAAAAACTTTAAAAGTGTATAATAGCTTTTGACATAGTGTCGAACAACGACTCACAACCAAAGCTAGAGGTAGAAGTTTCCGGTGTAGTTTACACAAAAAGAGACGTCATAGAGATATCCAGCGATACTATCGAGGCATCAACTCCTCAAGAAGATTCTGGAATAGTGACTAGCGTCGAAATAGTGAAAGCTTTGAGGGAGATAAATGAGGTATGTTCTAAGGCTTCCTTGGAAAAACCTAAATCTATAGAGTCTTTAAAAAGCTCGTTTATGGCCTTTTTAGAAGATTCGGAGGATAGTAGTTACGAAATACCTAATATAATTTTTGCACTTTGCAAAACTTGGGAATATTTATTTTTCACAGCTTATGGAGACTATACGGGTCTAGCTAAACTTGGTTCTTACTACCCTTCTTATAGTAAAATTAAAGAAGTTGAGGACTTAATAGAAAAATATAATATAGATCTTAGTTTAGGTTCTAATGACTTATATATAGGGTTAGATAAAGAGTCGGGGTTATGGTTGGAAACACACATTTAAAAAATGAAAGATCATAAATATACCACAATATTTAGCTCGACGGTTAAACCTGTAATAAACGAAGATAAAGACAAATATTTAGCCTTGGCATCAATGGTTGAATTGGAGAAGTTTATTCCTGACATAGACACAGACAAAAACATAGATCTATTGCCAGTAGCCTTCAATGCTTGCGTAGCAAACAGGGTAAACAAGAACGACGATGTCGTTGACAGCGCTTCTGCGCTGGCAATGTATAGAGATTTCGTTAATAAACCCATCAATATAGAGCATAATAGAGACAGGGTTATTGGTACAATATTATCTGCTAGCTTTTCTGAATTTGGGACGGACGAACCCGTAACTGAAGAAGAGGCTCTGGTCAAGAAAGGCCCCTTCAATATTACCCTCGGAGGAGTGATATGGAGAACAGTCAATTCTAACGTCGCAAATGTCATCGAAAATTCAGGTGATCCGACTAGCGAAGATTATATGAAAATCAGCGCCAGTTGGGAGCTTGGTTTTTCGGAGTATGATGTAGTCTCTTTATCGGGTGAAAATAAGAACATAGAAGACGCCAAAATATTCGCCGAAGATGAGGAAATAGAAGAATATAGTAAGTTTTTAAAGAGTTTTGGTGGTAGTGGCGAGTTGGAATCTGGTGACAAAGTATACAGGAAAGTCAAGGGAAATATCATCCCTCTTGGTATAGGGTTAACGGAGACTCCAGCGGCGGACGTGAAAGGTGTCGCGGTAGAACAGGAAGAAGAAGAGAAAAAAGATGAGAGCGAGACCCTAGCTAATATACACACTGAAATAGAAAAAATTTCCCAAAACGAGGAAAAAGATGTAAATAATCACATCGAGGTTCGAAAAATGAAAATAGAGAACATTAAAGACATAAACGAAGATTCTTTGAAAACTCTCACTGCCTCTCAGATTTCTAGTTTCGTGGAGGATGAACTCAAAAGAGCCTCCGAGAAATTCCATGAGGAGAAGGTGAAGTTCGAGGAGGAAATTGAGAACAGTCAAGCCAAGTTCAGCGATCTTGAAAAAGAGCATGCGGGACTAAGGTCTGACTACGACGGCATCAAGGAAAAACTTGACACGCTAGAAGCAGAGAGAATCGAGAGGGAAAGACAAGAGCTTTTCGATACTAGAATGGCTTCTCTTGACGAAGAGTACAATCTTGACAATGAAGATAGGCAAGTTATAGCTGCCCAAATTAAAGATTTGGACGAAGAGAGCTATGCTTCCTATAAAGAAAATTTAACTATTCTTCTCAGATCCAAGCTTAGAGCTTCTGAAGAGGCGGAGGAGGCCAAAGCTTCCGAAGAGAAGATAGAAGAGACTCCGAAGGTTGAGGAAGTTGCGGCTTCCACTCCAGAAGAGCAGAATGAAAACGTTGTTGAGGAAGCGATCGACAACGCAGAGAAGATGAATGAATCTATCCCTGTGTCAGCTGAAGCTTCCGAACCTACTGTTTTCGAGAAATATAAACAAGCTTTCAACCTTGATCAGTTTGACTTTAGAGCTGGTAGGGGTAGATAAGATAATTAAGGAGATAAAAATATGGCATCAACAAATAATCTAAGACCATTTAGAGATTATGATGAGCACGACGTGATCAATTTGTTCGCGTATAATAGTGCTGTGAGCCTTCCACAGAATAAGGGAACTTTTGTTACCATTTCTGCTGGTTGGAATAACGCGTATGCAGATTCGGCTTTGTCTACCTCTCTTCAGGAAACTGAATTGCTAGGTGATGTCGGAGTTAACGCTGGCAACACTGTATCTGAAAGATACGGGTTAGTTGCTCAGGTAGGCGTTACTGCTACAGGAGATAGCGCCCCATTAGGCATTTCGCTGTGGGATTGCAAGGAAACCGACGAGAATGGGGAGAAGCTAGTCTTCAATCCCCGTAAAGCTGCTGAAATGCAAGCTGTCATTAGCGGTCAGGCTGTGCCTGTTGCCACTAAGGGCATATTTGTTTACAGCGGTGTGCTCGGAACCCCTGCAGCCAACGGTTCTTGCTATGTTGGGACGGACGGTGTACTCAGTGCAACTGGTAATGCTGACGCAAAGGTCGTCGGTAAGTTCTTGGGTACAAAAGACGGACAAAACAACGTTTTGTTTAAACTAGAACTCTAATTTTATAAGGAGATTTTAAAAAATGAGATTAAAACTTAAAAATACCCCAGAGCAAATTGAGCTCGTAAAAGCAATGGGTTCTAAAGATGTTTCTGTTTCGAGAGAAGCTTCTGAGGCTTTCGCTGCTTTTCTTGGCCCTGTTATTCAACAGGTTATCAATCAGGCGTCTACTTCTGGTGCTATCTATCAGGATGCTAGCTATGATGAAGATGATCATCCTAGTTTTCCGCTAGATTTGTATTATGATCAACCTGCTGGTTATATCAGCACTTGGTCCCAGAGTATTGCTGGCGGGCTTCCTGTTTCTCAGGATGTCGCAGCGACGCAAGAGCTGAAAATCGCTACCTACAATATTGATAGCGCAGTCAGTGTCAGCAGAAAGTATGCTCGTAAGGGCAGACTGGACGTTGTCAGCAAGGCCGTTGAAAGAATGGCTCAGGAAGTTTTGGTGAAGCAAGATCGCAATGCTTGGGCAGTTGTGCTTAAAGCGCTTGGCGAGGGCAGCACTAACTCTTTGTCACACCTTATTGCTCAGCCGGATTCCCCTGCTGACGGTACTGGTTTCAGAGTCGCTGACTTGAATGCCATGATGACCCGCATGAGAAGAATTAACGCTTCTTTTGCTGGCGGCACTCCGGACAGCGCTTTTAGCGAAGGTCTTACTGATCTGTTTGTCAGCCCTGAGATCGTTGAAGATATCAGAGCTTTCGCTTATCAGCCGATGAACACCAGAGGTGTTCCGGATAGTTCAGAGTCCACAGCGGTTCCGCTGCCGGATTCTGTTCGTAGCGAGATCTACAACAACGCTGGTACTAGCGAGATTTACGGTGTTAACATCACTGAGATCTTGGAGCTTGGTGTGAGTAAGAAGTACAACGTTCTGTTTGATCAGTTCGACTCCTCCATCTTTGGAGCGGGTTCAAGAACTAGCGCGAACACTGAGATTGTTGTTGGTGTTGATGGTAGCAAGGGCTCGTTTATTCGCGCCATTGCCCAGAACAGCGACACAGGCTCTTCGTTCAACGCTATTCCGGACGATCAGTACTCTGCAAGGCACGACAAGGTCGGCTTCTACGGTTCTCTCGAAGAGGGACGCGTATGTGTTGACGCTCGCGCAATCGTTGGTTTGTATGTGAAGCAGTCATAATTTGGACTAATTTTACGCTTGCTTAACGTAATCGAGTCGGGGCTTCGGCCCCGGCTTTTTTTTGTTCTCTAAACGCCCTAAATTGTGTAAGCGATGAATACAGGAGAAAGGTGTATTATGCCAAGGAAAAAGGTAAAAAAGTCAACAAAAGCAACGGCCTCAAAAAAGAGGGTTAAACTTGAAGATCTCAGCCAAGCTCATGGGAAAGAAGAGAAATTTCGGCCAACTACTTTAGATCAAATTTGGGGCGATACGGGGCTTTCTAAATACAGTACGCTTGAAGAGTCTGAGTATGAAGGCTCTTTAGACGAAATGAACAAATCAGACCTTCAGACACATGCCACTCAAGTCGGGATAATACCTGTCGATAACAGGGACATGCTTACGCAAAGACTAGTAAGAGAATTCAGAAATCATGTGAATTCTTTCAGAGCGCCGCAAGAGAGAAAGCAGGCAAATAGGAATATGTCGAAGGAAGTAAGTAGGATACTGGCCGAAGGTAGGTAATAAACTTAAAAACATACTAATCAATCAAATAAATTTAGTGTAATTTATTTAGATTAGTATGGCCTCTACCTACAATCTAGATATTTCGCAGGGCGAGACGTATTCGATACGACTAAACGCCAAAGACTCCTCCGGTAGCAGGATTAACCTTAGTGGTTATACTGCTAGGGGAGTTATCAAATATAGGTATGGCAGCACTGGGTATCTTTTGGATATGGACCCAGATGTTGTTAGTGGATCACTGTTAAGTGGTTTCATTGACATTGCTCTTACACCAAACCAAACATCTTCCCTGCCAGTCGGTCAGTTCGTTTATGATGTAGAAGTGTCGGGTGGCACGTCTGTTTTTAGAGTTGTCCAAGGTGCAGCTGTTGTAAACCCAGAGGTTCATAGTTATCAATTCTCAGCGACAGGAAGTTAATTATGCCCTTTGTAGAAAACGTTGACGTGACTGTGCAGACCCCCTTTACGGGGTCTTCTACAGAAGTAACGCTTCAAGGCACTCAAGGCGTTGCTGGCCCTCCGGGATCTGGATTCATTGATTCTGGAACCTTCAATGCAGTAAATAAAGGTATAGTTCCAACTGCTAGCGGCTCTCTTATGCTAGGGTCAGGAACTCATCCTTGGAAAGAGGTCCACGCTGACAAGGCATATTTAGGGAATGTATTTTTTAGAGACGAAAATACTTATTCGGCGAGAGTCAATGCTGTAACGAATATAATTAGCTTAACTGCTACAGGGCTACACAGGATTATAGACATACCAGCTGGAGAGACTTTCGTTATAGACTCTTTTGAGGGGATCTGCACTAAAATAAATAATCCGTATATCGGGCCTAGTGTCGAATTTGGAACTACCGGAAACACCTCTAGATTTTTAGAAGAGTCGATTGTTAAAATTAACAGCAACAACGCTCGCCACATTTTTGACGACCCGCAAGATTCGCTGGACGGCCCAGCCTCGATTTCAGTTAATATAACAAAGGCGTCGCAAGCCGTTGGGCATAGTGGGTTTTTTAGAGCTAATGGGACAAAGATAGTTTTTGGATGATATGACGACTTTAGGAGGATATTCTGATGATTGTGCGCCGCTAGATGGATGTGGAGTTTCTGGTTGTTATGGAAGCTATCAAAGGGAGCTGTCTAACACCGACGGTTACTCTGCTACTTATGGCTATACCCACGATTACACGACAAGTGACTTTGCCTCTGTTGGAGCGGGGTCGACTTGGTCTGGCTTGACGACAGCCATCAATAAAATAAAAAGCGGGTACGGCCCTCAATTAGTTAATGTTAGTTATTCTTTCATAGCTTCCGGAAGTAGGGTTAAACCAAACACATATAGAGATCCCAGAACCTATCAGTTAAAAAATTACGCCGGAACAAGAACTAATTCTAATAGAACTGGCGCATTTATGGATCTCGGAGCTACGGGAGATGGTTTTGGGTTTTCGACTTTTACTGGTGAAGTAGTTAGAGCTTTCGATCAATGGAAAGACACCTTAGAAGATACTTTCAGAGGCTTAACTATATGCTTTAAAAATTACGGAGAAGAAGGCGGAACTGGTCTATATAACGATAGTGAAATAAGTGACACTACACCTTTTGATGGGTTCTATAAACAATATAGCATGCCCTCAACTGGAGTGAAGTGGGGAGACATTAGAGTAGGTGGAATGAAGATGGGTAGAACAGATAACGCAAGCTACTCTGATCTGGCTCATGCATATTATCCCAACAATAATAATTACTACAGGTCTATCTTAGCGAAGAGCGGATCGGTAGGCGGCGATATATTCTTTAATTTATCTTATAATTGGAGAACAGGAGAGTACGCATACAATGCGGTTCACAAAAATACAGGAATACAACAATATTCTGGTACTTACGACATCAAAGCTATTGCAGTCAGAGAGATAGGAAATGCTTTAGGAATACCAAACGAAACTAACCAAAGAAGTGTAATGTATGACGGTCAAAATATTTTGGCTACGTTTGATAGTTTATATCCAAGCGGGCTTCTTCATGGCCAAGCCACCAAAAGCTATTCAAACGGAGCGCTAGGAACGAGTAAGTCCTATTCCAGAGACCATAGCGGGGAAGTCAATTCATACATTAGAAACAACTTTTAAAGACAATGGGCAGGGCACATACAGAAAGTAAAACGCATACGTTCAAGAAGGACGTAACTTTTGTAACTGGGTTTGGTATAGTTGCGGACGAACCGATTCATATCGGTAGCGGAACTACAACCAACACCGACCTAATCATTCATAACAAGTTGAAGTTTGCGTCCAGCGGAACAAATAACTTCGAGCTTTCAAATTTACCATCTGCTCCTGTTCAGGAAACGTACACTTATCTAGTTCAGGATTCCACGACGGGAGCCGTTCAGAAAACTACTTCTGGAGCAAAGGGCCAAAAAGGGGCTTTAGGCGTAGATGGCCAAAAGGGCGAAAAAGGTTACGTTGGCGTAGATGGGGGCGATGGACAAAAGGGAGAAAAAGGACCTTTGGGTGCAGGTGCTCAAGGTGCTAAAGGCGCAACGGGTTCTCAAGGTTCTCAAGGTTCACAAGGCGGCACAGGTGCTAAAGGTCAGAAGGGTGAAAAAGGTCAAAGGGGAGAGAAAGGACAGAAGGGTCAGAAGGGGCAAAAAGGAGAGAAGGGTCAAAAGGGTCAAAAGGGCGACAAAGGCCAGAAGGGGCAAAAGGGAGAAAAAGGAGAACAAGGTCAGAAAGGGCAGCAAGGAGTTAAGGGCCAAAAAGGCCAAAAGGGAGAAAAAGGACAGAAGGGGCAGAAAGGCGCTCAAGGTAATCAAGGTGCTCAAGGTAATCAAGGCGCTAAGGGCGACGGAGGTAATAAAGGTCAAAAAGGTAACCAAGGTCAAAAGGGAGAGAAGGGTCCAAAAGGCCAAAAGGGTGAAAAAGGTCAAAGGGGAGAGAAAGGACAGAAGGGTCAGAAGGGGCAAAAAGGAGAGAAGGGTCAAAAGGGTCAAAAGGGCGACAAAGGCCAGAAGGGGCAAAAGGGAGATAAGGGTCAAAAAGGCGAGAAAGGCCAGAAGGGTCAAAAAGGCCAAAAGGGCGAAAAGGGTGAGAAGGGTCAAAAAGGACAGAAGGGCCAAAAAGGAGAAAAGGGTCAGAAGGGTGACAAGGGACAGAAGGGTCAAAAAGGATTAACGGGTTCTTTTGGCGGCCAATCTTTTAAATATAATTTTGTAGGTAATATAACTGCGGACCAAGATCCGAGTGCTGGCAACTTCATTTTAAATAAAGATGCAGCAGGAGGCGGGCAAAGAACATCTAGTAAAATCTTTCTTGATGATTCAGATTATGAGGGCAACGACATACAGTCCTTCCTGAGGACTATTGACGACTCAACCAGCACAATAAAAGGGCACGTCAAAATATCTAAAGACCAAAGTCCAGAAGACTTTATATTATTTGAAATTAGTTCTGTAGTTACTGAAGCCACAGGATACTTCAAAGTAGATTTACAGCCAGTTGCTTATTCCGAAGACAATCCGTTCTCTAATAGCGACGATTGTGTTTTAACTTTTGCTCGTACTGGTGACGTTGGCGACCAAGGAGCTAAAGGTCAGAAGGGTCAGAAAGGCGATAAGGGCCAGAAGGGAGAAAAAGGTCAGAAGGGTCAGAGGGGGCAAAAAGGAGAGAAGGGTCAGGGTCAAAAGGGTCAAAAGGGCGAAAAAGGTCAAAAAGGTCAGAAGGGTGACAAAGGCCAAAAGGGGCAAAAAGGAGAGAAGGGTCAGGGTCAAAAGGGCGAAAAAGGTCAAAAAGGCCAGAAGGGTGACAAAGGCGAGAAGGGCCAAAAGGGTCAAAAGGGAGATAAGGGTCAAAAAGGCGAGAAAGGTCAGAAGGGCCAAAAGGGTACAATAGGCGCTCAAGGTAATCAAGGCGCT